TCGGTGTTTTCGGACATGTCAATCTCCTCGATTGATTTGGTTTCAGTATCAGCGGATGCTGCTACCTGTGAGACCTTAGCCGACTCGAACGCTGGTTCTGTGACTAAGGAAACTTCAATAAGGTTGGCTGACAGGACATGTAAACCATCCTTCTTTTGGATGCTGTCAGTGATGCTTGCACCAACTGAAAGTCCATCACGGAGCCCCTGTGAGGCTTCGACAAGGCTGTCAGTGCCTGCAGAGGTCTGTGCAACCTTGAATGTGGCGTTGATACCTGCATCAGTAACTTGGAATGATTCCATGCGACCAATAGGACGGGTGCCATCATGCTGCAACAGCAACTTCACGGATGCTGGGTCAACGGTTAGTGATCCTGCTTCAAAGATAACCGGACCAAGTGATGTGGCACCAATCTCACCAAACGGCACAATCTGGCCAGTGATGGTACGACCATCTTGGGATGCTGCAGTGATTTGGCTGCTAAAGCGTACTACTAGTTCAGGCTGACTCATCGGAACCTCCAGACGGTGCAATTGCTGTTGATGGTGCATAGTCCACCATTTCTCGGGCTTCATCAACAGTGATGATGCCTGCTTGAGTAAGTTTGATGGCGATGTCTGTTTGTTCTGCTGGGTTACCTCGTAGGAAGTCGTCCAGGTCAAACTTGACGTACTGGCCTCGAGGTGTCACATCGTCCATCGACAAACGGTCCTCGATGCATCCAAGTAATGGACGTAGACCAAAGTCGACCAAGGTACGGCGTTCACTAGATACGTTTGAATAGGTGAAGTTAGCCGACTCGGCATTTAGATACCATGCCGGGATGCCCATGAGTCGTGCAATCTCATTAGCTGCGTACTGACGAGCCTCCACCAACTGCATTTGAGCCGAGTCAAAACCGAGTGTTTGCAGTTTGATTGGGCCCTCGGTGTAGGCGGTTGAACGGTCACGGCGAGCCTGCCTAAAAGATGCGAGAAGTTTGGCAACCGAATCGCCATCAAGATTCATGCCCTCATTGTTGAGCACCATCTGTGGGACAGGCTCTGCAGCCATACGGTAAGCCGCTGACTCGAGCTCGATGGCGGTCTGAATAGTACGGCCTGCACGAGACAACACACCCTCATCCCAGCCTTGGAACACGATCAGGGAACCCAGTCCATCGTTAGGCAACTGGTTACCGTCAATGTTGTAGGACTCGATGATGCTGCGATCAATGCTCAGGTTGTATGAGATTCGGGTGGGGTTGATTCGGCGCATACGGAATGGTCGACCATCCAGTGGCGATACATCCATGACCTGTAGGTAGCCGACACCATAAAGTAATAAATCCTCAGCGAGCCATGTGAGGGTTACTGCCCGGGGCACTGCTGGGTCTGGCTGGTCAATGACCTGTCGCTTCTTAATCTCTTGGCCTTGGCTGTTGTATTCCTCAAGCGGAATGGTGCCAAGTGTTCCTGCCAGCACGTTACGTGCTCGAGCCACAGCTGGAACCGACATGGCCTGCTCACGAGTAACAGTGATAAACCCATTGGAATCAAACGGCACAGGGATAGAGCCGTAAGATGGTGGGGTGTATGGCAAAACTGCAGCCGTCACAGTTGGAACATAATTATCCACAACTGGTGCTGTATTGAGTCGCATGGCGTTTAGAATCCCCACATGAACACCCTAGCAGACGGTACGAACATTTGTTCGACTATTTGACCTTTAGTGAGGTCTTATCCACACTGATACTCAAACAGCAGTCAGCGTACGAGTCACAGTCTTGAGTGGGGCATCCGCTACGACAGGCCATCATCAACCTCAGTAATCTCGATGATGTTGTTCAGTGGATGGTCGTGGCTTTCGTCACATGGATCACATAGACCACCCACACCGTAAGTAATGTTTATGCTCATGCAAACCTCACCAAAAAAACGTAACCGTCAGCGTTATTGATTGTTAAATCGCCAGCGGTAGTGAATGTGCTAGGCAATGCACCCGTGACACTGCTTTGATAATAGCCAAATGAGGCACTAATAGCCTGCCCTAGTTGGCCCACATTACTGCCCAGCCATAAGGTACTCGGGTTACGAGTTATTGCACCAGTGGTTGGTGTGCCCTGCGGAGTAGCAGACAACCAATAAGTCGTATTTGCTGACAATGCCTGACTTATTGTGATTGTTGCATAGGCAGCACTTGTGGTTGTAGCAGCGGTTCCAGCATCCAATAAAAGGGTTCCCGGTCTGCCATTGTCATCGCTTCGAATACCCAAACGAACGACAGACCCAGTTGAGCCACCAGTCTGCACATAAATACTGATACGGTCAAGATTGACATCCGTAGGGAATCTAATTGGTTGGCAATGTTCTCTGCCCTGTGTTCGTGCAGCTGCTGGGACTGCTGTTTGGTAACTGAACGCCGACCAATCACCTGCACGGAACTTGTTGCCAATAATGCTTGGAATGTCAGTTGCACTAAGTGTTGTGCCAGACGATACACGGCCAAAGGTGTCAGTCGTTACCTTGGTGTAGGTGCCAGCCGTTCCAGCAGTAGCCAAACCCAACTGGGCAGCTGTGGAAGTGCCAGTGTTGGTGAGTTCACCAGAATCAACACCTACAACACCCGATGCACCCTGTGGGCCCGTATCGCCCGTATCCCCTTTTGGGCCAGTGGCACCAGTATCACCCTTTGCACCTGTAGCACCAGTAGCACCTGTTGCACCTGTGGCTCCACGAGCACCAGTGATTGTGACAGTACCTGCACCTAAAGAACCTGAGCCCGATGTTTCCTGCACATTGACAATCATCGAAGTGCCTGAATACGAGGTGATAGGGCCACCCATGTAACGGAGGGGATTGGCAGCATCAGCGACACGAACATACTGACCGGCACTCAACGACAACCCTGAAGCGACAGTGAAAGTCTTAGAACCTGTACCAATAGTCGTACCAGTAGCCACACTAGACGTGAGAACTGGGGCAGGGCCCTGACCACCCTGTGGGCCAGCAACCTCAACTTCAATATTGACAGTCTGAGTCGTGGTAGAAATCGTCACATCATCATCAAACCCAACCGTAACAGTGGTGGGTTCAACAGTTGTGATCACAGTGGACACTAGATAGTCACCTGACCATCAAACTGTAGTTTGCCCTCGAGCACACGGTAAGTGACCGTACCGTTAGTAACCTCAAGGTCATAAAGGTAAGACCCCGGGGTAACGGCACCAGTTAGCGCCGAACTCATCACCAAAGCAATGGTCCCTGCGCTTCCCCCTAACGTAATGCCGCTACCCGAGGTCAGGGTAAGAACACTATCAGAGTTCAGGAACTCTTTCACCTGCAACTTAGCTGTGTAACCAGTCCAGTTAACTGGAGTGCCATCAATGGTCCACGTAAAGGTCTTATCCCAAGTGGCTCCACAATAGATTGTGGTGTTGTAAGTACCGGGCTGAATCATAGCAACATCATACAGCAACCGTTACCACAGTTTTGGGCATCTCAGCATTACCCACAGCCATAACCATCGCCACAGCTGCAGGAATGGAACCCGAGGTCTTACGAGCAATACGCCAGCCACCATCCGAAGCAGGCCGTCTCGAGCATGCAGCCAACTGGGCCTTTAGTTCAGGCTGACCAACATGATGCAACCGCTTCGACTGGATAGCAGTCATCGTAATATCACACAAGGTCGGGAACACTGCACCACTCCAAGGGGTCGGGTCAGTGTGCACCCCAGCCCGCTTGAGATGGGCTGCAACATGCTCCCCAGCTCGAGGATCATAAGCGACACTACGGGTCTTGTAACGCCTCACAACCGAAGCAATTTCGGAGGCTAGTTCTAGTTCATTCAACGGCTCGTCACGTTCCCACGAATGGCTGTACACGTTTAAACCAGTCTCTGTGACCTGTGCCGATACTAGGAAGCAAGATGTCCGATTAAAGTCAAGGTCGAACGCCATGTAAGTCGGTAGGTCTGGACTCATCACTAGTGTCCGGTCTAGTCCAGCATCAAAATGTGCCAGGTTGAATGGGCAGTCCGTGGCATCAACCCACTGGCACAACAACTCAGTCCTCACGTTGTCTGGATTGTCACGCCCAACCGAATCCTCAAGCGACTCAATCTGAACCGTGTGACCAAGTGCAGGATTTGCTGCCTGCCAAGCAGACACGTCATTAATCTTGCAATGGGGTTCAGCCGACCACTCCCACCAGCCCAATCGAGGTGACTGGTCAGCAATCGCTCGGGATCGTAAATCATTAAGCACAACGCTGTCTGCTGTCCCAGCGTTCGACGTGACCCAAGTCTGAGCATTCGGCCTTGCACGAGTTGTTGGCGCAGCTGCAGCCCAGACAGGTTCACCGATTTCACGTAACTCGTCAATGTAAAGTAAATCAGCACTGGCACCACGAGCACCATCAGCGGTAGCAGCAAGAATATGGTAACGACGAATCCGTTGACATCCCGGAGGGCATCCCTCTGGGTAATGTTCACACCAGACTTCCACACCTTCGTTTCCATTAGTCCTACTTATCCTTTTCACTCGACGTTTCATCCACGGTGTGGTCTCGATAATGTCCACAACTTTCCACAACGTATCCAAAGACAATCGGCGGTTCTGAGCCATCCCATACGCTTGAGCCTCGCCAAATATAAACAGGCCTGCAAGGATTCTCATCCTCATTAGGTGAGTCTTGCCGTTCTGACGAGCAACTAGAACACCACATGTGGTCCTAATCCACTTGCCGTTTTTGTCCACCACCAGTGCCTGATCCATTACGTGCCTTTGCCACTCCATCAACGGCAGGTTTAGGCTTTCGGCTAGTTCCGCCACCAGTGGCCCGAGGCTTTGCCCTTTGACTGGGCTGCTTTGTATCCGGGGTTTTGATGAGCCGTAAATACGTTTCGGCAAAGTCTTTGCCATGATCGATGTCCTCACTCTTAGGGGTAGAAGCCACATTACGGCTCTTAGGTGTCAACAACAATGCATCCATCAAGTTTGCATGTCGAGCTAGTAACTGGGCTAAGTCTGAAGTATCGCCAGCATCAAACTTAGCGTCAAGAAGCATGGATAGACGATACAGAACAGCGACAGCACCAGCATCAACAGCAGAGAGATGGCCACCATTATTAGAAACAGCAATTTGAACATTATTAAGAATAGTTTTGTCATTCACGATCTAATCCTGCCTCGGGTGGTCCACTTTTTCTCATCGGGGGAATAATGTCGCCTGCGGGCGGGTGTCCAATCATCGCCTCAAAAAAACGCTTTTTAGGTGCAATACGCTTGCCCTTGCTTCGATTGCATCTCATACACGATGCCACTAGGTTCTCAGGCTCCTCACTGCCACCCTTAGCTCGAGGTATCACATGGTCAACCTCTGTGGCTACAGCACCACAGTAATGGCACTCGTATCCATCTCGCTGCAGTATGGCCAGTCGTGTCTTAGCCCAGCCCTTAGCACGTACCCCCATCATTCCTCCTTAACTCTCTTAACTTTACTCTGCACTTTAGACACTTAAGACGTTCACTAATGGACTTCTCAAGCTCTGACTCTAATGCCCGGATAATTGTCTTTTGTTGTTGGATTGTGAATTGTTGATGACTGATTTGTAGTTCAAGTTGAGCAAGTTTCTTTGCTGTTGATTGAGGTATCACTGATTGACTCCTGTCTTGATTGGCTTAGTGGGCAGGGAATGGCTACCAAGAGCAGCCAAATTCCTGTCCGTCATGGATGAGCGGTACTGGTGTATGGATCCTTACGGATAGTCACGCCTTGTGTTAATCATGTTGGTCTCTCAATGCTGGGTGACTCGGTTCAGCATCACAGTGATTAACTCTCCCTGCCTTGATTGTGTGTGTGGGATGGGGTTGCATGGTTTAGTCCGTCCATGCCGAGGTACGCCCTCGGACGGCGGTTGAGCCTGTTGGTTAGCAGGCCAGCGGTTTGAGTCACGCCCTGACATTTGCAAAGGGTTCTAGAATGGCACTTGGTCTGGCTGGGGCAAGTTTAAGCCCCAAGGGTCAGCCGATGCCGGTGGGGTGTCTCGCTTAATCTTTTCAATCTTGGCGATGGCGTTCGATAGGCCTGCACC